CCACTTGATGGACACCCCCCGGTGCTTCGGCGCCACTCCGAATGTATGTCAGCATTCGGTGTTGCCCTGCTGGTAGTGGCGTAATGGCATGGATTTGCCATCCATGTCATTACTTCCCCACCACTACCCTCGTAAGGAGTCTCCACTCTCATGCCCTCTGACATTCTTGGTGAATGGAAGGAGCGTGACCAGCCATTTGTTAATGGTCTGGTTGGCTCATATCACGAGCCGACGAAGGATAGTCGGCCCGTGGTATCCATCACTGGGAGGCAGAGGACATACTCACAGAAGAATCTGTGGAGACAACGCAATCATCTCCTGAACAGTCCTCGGACTGATCCGGATTTGAAGCGTCGTATCCGCAGACAGGATTATGGTAGTACCTTCCAGACCACTTCGAATGAGTACTGGGGTAGTCATCCCCAGGTTATTACTCCTCGAATTCCGTGGTTTAATGGAACGTACTATCAGTATTCGGGGCCGATTTGCTCGGTCGCGAATATCGTTGGCCCTACGAGTTCCTATTGGCCTGCGATTCCCGGTGATATATCTTCAGATATGATCACTATGGGCTCTACGGCAATAGCTCGTACAATCCCAACGAATCCTGCTTCCGGTGTCGGACAGTTTCTGGGTGAACTCCGGGAAGGTTTGCCCGGTGTTCCTGGCAAGGCTGCGTTCGAAGCGCTGCGTTCAGGCTCAAAGGGCCTCGAGCGGTTCCGAGAAATCGGGACTGCCGTTGGTCAAGAGAACCTGAATTGGCAATTCGGCGTTAAGCCTATATTGTCAGATGTCCAGAACTTCGCGAAGGCGACGATTGATTCTGACAAAATCATTCGTCAGCTCGCGCGCGACTCCGGCCGCCTTATCAGGAGGCGGTATGAGTTCCCTGTGGAGAGGTCCCGGGTTCTTGTTGAGACACGGAAACCAGCGGGGGCTGCGCCCGCGCTGTTTACCGGTCTCTGGAACAATCCCGGGAACGGGTACCTAGAGGTCGAGAAAGAAGTTATTTCTCGTACCTGGTTCTCAGGAGCGTATACGTATCACTATGCACAGGGTCAAACCCTGTGGGATAGGATGCGTAGAGCCGAACAGAATGCAAACCGTCTGTACGGTCTCAGGTTAAACCCTGCGCTTGTCTGGGAATTGGCACCCTGGAGCTGGCTCGTCGACTGGATCTCGAACCTCGGAGATATCATGACAAATATCTCCGCGTTTTCCAGAGATGGGCTCGTGTTAGTGTATGGGTATGTGATGCGTGAAATGCGCATTTCATACACTTACACCCTGATGGGAACTACCCTAAAAGGTAGTGAAACATCAGGGCCCGTACAGCAGCGCTTTACCACTGTGGTAAAGAAGCGGCTCAGGGCATCGCCTTACGGGTTTGGACTTGATCCGGACTGGACGGGCTTTTCAGACCGCCAGTTGTCCATCCTCGGTTCACTGGGTATAACCCGTGCACCGCGGTGACTATGAGCCAGAGGATTATTACTGGCTCGTGATTGCGTGGTTCACGATGGTAGGGATTGTATATCTCTTCACCATCGTGGTCACGTGAGTCACCATTCGGATCGTAAGGCCCGTATCCACAATCCAGTGGATATGGGAGTTCCCTGCTGGAAGGCACGTTGTGGCTCTCACCGACCCTCAGTCCATCACGATCAACGCGGTTGCTAACTCGATTCCTCGAGTTAGCACTGACAGGAATGCCTCGACCTATACTTCGGCCGATGGTAACCTGAAGTTCACCGTGTCGCATTCCTACGGGAAGCGTACGCGGCGAGCCGTGCGGATCGATAGCCGGAAGACGGCTGCGGACCCGTTGTTCCCTGCTCAGAATGCGCCCTATTCCTCCAGCGTTACGCTGGTGGTGGACGCTCCTCTGACTGGTTACACCGTGACCGAGCTTAAGCAGATCGTCGATGGCCTTACGGCCTGGACGACTGCTACCTCCGGTGCCAACCTCACCAAGTTTCTTGGTGGGGAGAGCTAAGTTAATGGCAAATAGTGTCCACCACAATGGGCCTATTTCGCAAGAAATAGGACTCCATGCGGTGGGCATTGCCGGTGTGTGGATTGCCTTAGGTTGTATCCTTTGGCAGTTCCTCACTCTTAGCCTTGGCGACCTGTGGGCTGCGATCAGAGGAAAGTATCCTCTGGCCGACGACCTGTGGGGTTGGGGAGACTCATGACAATCAGTGCCTGACTCCTTCTAGAAGGGAGGAGGGGCATGAAAAGGATCATGTGTCTCCTGCAGGAGATTCTCCTTGATAGGGGAATCTGGTGTGGCGTCAGCACCGGCAACGATTTCAAAAGAATCGTTGCCAGGGTCGAACGCGAGGGGTTATCGTTTCTCACGATTACCCTGGCGAACTATGGAAAAGGCTTCGAAAAAAGCCTTGACCAAGGGTTCGTCGTTGGTGAGATGTTCTCTATCTCCGCGAGGAGTAGAGAGCATCCTGGTCTCCCGGCCCTACTGGCGGGTTTCCTCCAACTCGTGTTCGAGTCTGACTCTGGACGGTTGCTTGATGAACCGTCGCCAGATGCCATCCAGGCCATTCGTCAGGTTACCCTGATGTGGGCCAAGATCTCGGCTGATACAACCGAAGATCGAAGGATGTTCACCTTGCGGCAGTTCCTCAAGTGTGAGCAGGAAGTGCGCCAGGCGGATGCTAACCGTACTGACCTTGACCTAGTCAGGTTCAAACGGATAGCTACGCTGCTTTGGGCTGATGTGTTGCAACCCGTAGATGAAGATATCTTCTACGGGCGCATCGTTCCAAAGCACGGCCCCGGAACTACGGCTGAGGGTATCGTGGGAAACCACAAATACAATCAGACGGAGTGGACGGAGCGGCTGGAGAGGGTGTTTCCCATGTTGGATCACCTCTTCCCGTCATCCAGCTACTATAAGCAGCTGGACCAGGTGCACCTCCTCGAACCTGGTGCGGAGAGACCCGTAAGGGTCATCACCGTGCCTAAGACGCTCAAATCGCCACGAGTTATTGCTATCGAGCCCCTTGCTATGCAGTATGCACAGCAAGGTATACTCGAAGCTCTCGTTGGCCAGTTGGAGGGGCCTAACAACCCCCTTCGCTGGCTGATCGGCTTTCAAGACCAAACTCCTAATCGGAGGATGGCCGAGGAAGGCTCCCTTTATGGGGAGCTGGCAACGCTGGATCTCAGCGAAGCTTCCGATCGCGTTTCGAATCAGCTCGTACGAGAGATGGTTACTCACTGGCCAAATGTTGCATTGGCCCTTGATGCTACCCGCTCTCGGAAGGCTGATGTGCTTGGCAAGACTTATCGTCTTGCCAAGTTCGCGTCTATGGGTTCGGCCCTTTGCTTTCCCGTGGAAGCGATGGTTTTCGCAACCATCATCTTCTGCGCGATCGAAAAAGGGCTCAACCGCCAGTTGACGAAGAAGGACATTAAGTCCTTCCATCGTCGGGTGCGCGTCTACGGGGACGATATCGTTGTCCCCGTGGCTTTCGCCGAACTGGTCGTATCTGAGCTCGAAGTTTTTGGACTTCGAGTCAATAGAGGCAAGTCTTTCTGGACTGGTAAGTTCAGAGAGTCTTGCGGACGGGAATATTACGACGGTCACGACGTATCCATCGTTCGTGTTCGTAGTATGTTCCCTTCCCGACCAGAGGACGCTCACGAGCTAATCAGCACAGCCTCCTTGCGTAACCAACTGTACTTCAGTGGTTACTGGAGGGTCTGTGCACTGCTCGACAAGTGGATAACGGACCTGATACCGTTTCCACATGTTGGGCAGGATAGCCCGGTGATAGGCAGACACTCCGTACTGGTCCCGTATGAGACTCAGCGGATGTGTCCTAGGACTCACGGCCCCCTTGTTAAGGGCCGTGTTGTCTTGGCTGAGATTCCTCCAAGTTTCTTGGAGGATCACGGTGCACTACTCAAGTACTTCCTCAAGAGGGGTGATGAACCCTTCGTTGATGTGAAGCACTTGGAGCGTTCCGGACGTCCTCGTTCCGTCCGCACCAAGACGAGGTGGGCACGACCGTACTGAGTACGGTCGTGAGGGAGCTGCCATGCTCCCGTGAGGAGGACTTGTAAAGGCCCTT